GTTTTTACATCTTTTAATACATCGCTTCTTTTCTATGCCTGCTTTTATGCAGGCTATTTTTATATAGGAGTCCGACGACAGTCGAACTTTCCTATTATATAATAAAAACACCCTTAGTGGGTGTTAATTTACAAATTTTATGCAATTGTACTGCCTGTTGATTTCCGTTATTCCGAGAAACCAAGAGTCTACAAGAAGCTTCCCGCCATCCGTCAGATGCTCCCATTCAATCTCTGTCTTTCCACTTCCAGTCTCCGCCCGAATCCGGTTGCCTGTCAGATCAGTCAGAGAATTAATCAAATTGCAGGTCAACGCCGATACGGCACTGCATACAATGTCCTGACCATTCACTCCCATGCCTGCATGGCCGGACATCTGAATGCTATGATCCGTGATTCTCACTGTAATCACACCGACACCTCCTAAAAATGGGTATAAAAATACCACTCACTCCGAAGAATGGGTGGTATCAAAAATTAAATGCTGATTCTATATAACTTGTGATTCTTTGATCATCTCCGTGATATTCTTCAATTCCTAATACATCTAAAGCAGCTACCGCAAGTTCTGATATTTTCACATTTAAAAGTGCAATATTATTCAATGTTGCCATTCTCAAACCATCAATGTATTTCTCATCTCTTATTTTCTGCTGCGTTCCTGAGATTATTGCATTCAAGATTAATATTGGTGTTTCTGATCTAATTGATTCCAGTATCATTTCTTTGTCACCTGAGTACATAGCATCAATGGTTAATTGATTATCTGTCATAACGAGCTACCTCCTTATCTCTGAGATCTTCCAATCTCTTTATAATATCAGGTCTATTATACTCCCGTGCTAAATCTATTTCTTTCTGATAGGCATCTATCTCTCGTTTTCTACATTTATCTATGTCATTAAACACGCGCAGACCTAAATATCCGTCTTCTCGATCATCACAGAAATGTTGATGTTCATGCAACCATGCGCTATAGCTGGCATTTGGTTCTATAATAATCTCTCCCGGCTTCCCTGGCATAGCTGCTGGGAAATATCCCATTACATTTTCTCTTCTTTTGATAATCACTCCCGCCTTATTCAAATCGCTGATAATTTTTTCTAATTCTTTCGGATGAGACTCTTCAGCAGCACCGATTACTTCTCTCATCGGATCATCGATAGTGTTAAATCTTTTCGATTTTATTATATCAAACCTCCCACCGCTTTCAACTGTTTTTATAACTTTTTTCGCCAGAAATTTCTGATGCACTGCCTTATTTGAGGTAACTTTCCCAAGTCCATCCTGATACACCCTCGTCATCTGCTCCGGAAGCCCCATTGACTTCGAAAATGCCTTATACTGTTGCATCTGTACCTGGTACTTTGCTTGCTTTAGTATAATTTCATCCTTGCCGGCTCCGCCGCTCTGCAAAAGCTTGATGTCCTGTCTAGTCTTCCGCATGGTCGTTTCCATCTTCCGCTGCTCCTGTAGTGCTTCGTAAGTGGTGTATTCTTTTCCATTGTAATTCTTGGGTGTGTTCTCTTCTTCCATCATCTGATCCAGTTGTTCATCCGTGTATATTCTCACAGATACACCGGGAATGAATGCGTTGTAATCGTGATAGCAATTCGCCCCAAGCAGGCCCGTCACTGAACCACACCCGTCCCTGCCATTCTTGATGGGATGGACGGGCTCCAACATGATAAGAGACCTCATAACTATCCGTTCCAAGCTCGTTGCCAACCTGCTCGTTGATTTTCCCTTGTACCTGTCGAAAACCTGTCATAACTGCTCTTCTGGCAGCCACATTTACTCGGGAATGTACTCCAGAATCATAATCGATCCAACGCACACCGCTGTTAGTCATCGTATTGATGGCTCTGCTTAACGCTTTGTCATAACTGGACGTTCCAGACATAATGTCCATTATCGCTGAATCTAAAGTACTCTCGTAGAAATCCATCAGTGGACTATAAGTTACCTTTCCAGTTGCTGGATTTTTAATTGCGAACCCCATAGATGCGGTCATGTTACGGAACGTTCCTGCAGTCTGGCTCTTGACTGACTCAATAAGACTCTGGAGTTCTTTGTTATCTTTAAATGCCACCTGCGTTGCTCCTACAGATTTGTATGCCCTTCTATATCCATAGTAAAATTCATAGACTTCATTCGAATATATGCGCTCTATCTCCCGATCTGTTGCATCAAGAGCTTCCTGCACATACTTTTTAATTGCTGCTTCCGACCTTCCAAGCTGAATCAGTCTGTCCATCTGCCAATCTGCCTTCGATGTGGAGAATCCGTTAACTTTAATCGCCTGAACGATCTCGTTCATTACCCTTAGTTCCAGATTAGACATTGCCTGTTCAAACGGAAGTGGAATACCTTCCAATTCGCCTTGCGTCATTACTCAATCACCTCTGCTGGTGTGGCTATTGCCGCTTTCGCTGTAGCTTCATCTTCCCCATACCATTTAGCGCGGTATTCCCATACCGGCATGACACCCATGCTGACATCTTGAATGTCTTTCTGCCGCTCCGTCGTCTTATCCTCAATGATGGAATCATCAAAGTCAATGACGATCTCTGCACCTGCATCCAGGTGTTTGCCGATAGAAATCCCCATATTGATAATAATCCGTATCAGTTGCTTCAAGACATCATCCAATATGATCTCGTGCTTTTTCACCATTCGATACATATCTGAATTTTCGGAAATAACCTCTGTAGCAGTTTTCACACCACTACCCCCAAATTGATACCGTTCAGTTCCGAATCCACATTTAAGTGACAGATAATTCAAATCATCACTAATCGCCTTGCTGTGTTGTTCTGCCCGGAGGTTCATGTCAATTTCTTTGATCAACCCTTCCTGGGCTTTATCATACTCGTCCGGTAGTTTGTAAAATACACAATCATCCGGGTCAAAAGCGATAGAACCATCTGCATTAGTCAGCATTTCGGGCGCTACGAATATTCGTTTTCTGCCAAGATCAAATTCGTTGCAGTATGAATCGAATTCGATGTCCAACTTTTTCAACGTGTCAATCGCATTTGCAAATACTGCCACGCCCATCGGATTACTCTCATCCTTATCAGCGTTATTTACAATATTCAACCGGTCAATAACAAATTGTGGTTCCGTAGAGTCCGTTTCTACAGAATTTACCAGTCCTCTAAACGGCTTCAACTTTACCCACTCGTTTTGTTTCAGTTCTCTGCCTTCTCTGCTTCCTGCAAATGCTTCCAATACAACATTTTCGATCACGTATGTTCCGTTTTCTCCCATTCTATGGAATTGTAAATGCACATATTTCTTTCGATTAACTGTATGTGGAAAGGCAAAAACACACTCCGTTACCTTGCTATTATTCCAGCTTACCGGGTAAATGTTTTGCGCACTCACATAGTTAATGCCTATCTTTCCATCCTCGATCATTCCATCTTCCGATATTTCCGTGTCGTAAAAATACGGGACATACGCTACAGTTCCGGTATACGCCTTGCGCTCCTGGTAGTCGTTTCCAAGCACAAAGAACTGGTTCTCTTCCAGTACCTGTTGTACAAATTCGTTTGTACCTTCGTCTGACAGCGTAATTTTTACTCTTTCGTTTAGCAGAAGATCTGCAATGTCTTCCGAAAGCTTCTTAGCCATCCCCATACTCTTCCTACGACATCTCTTATATGTTCCACGTCCAGTATATGCCCGGTAAAAAGAGAATCCTTTAACATTAGAGTTATACCAGCTCCTCCATTCATCTATCTTTCGATAGAATGAGGCATCTACCGTATCGATATTATGTTTTTTGAAATAACTAAAGATATCCATTATTAAATCGTGTCCTCACTTTCTATCGTGCTACCACCGTAAATATCCTCTTCCTCTTCTATCGGCAGCCAGTGCTTAATCTTGCGCCAAGCTCCCATCACTGCATACCTAATTGCATCCATACAGTGATCACGCTCTTTCACTGGCGCCTCTTTTCCTCTCTCTATTAACTTTTTGTCATATTCATAAGTTCCAAATTCATCCACCGCATTCTCCTGATCTGGCGATATTGACATTACGTCAAATGTCAATGCTTTCTGCACTCTGCTAATACCAAGCGCTACATCATTTTCCGCATCCCTGATGTATACCCGGTACGAAGCAATATTCCTTGTCGCCCTTTTAATTTCTTCCGCAAGACCTTTGGCAGATGGGTCCAGAAACAAATAAAAAACAGCAGTTCCATATTTCTTATGAATATCTGCTGTAAATTCTACAAAATCAGCTGC